CCATAAAAACACGAAAAATCTTGATGTTGAACTCTTATTCTTCGTTAAGTACTGTCCCCTCTAACTGTCGCTTTTACGGGTTGAGGGATGTGTTGAATGTGTTTGCACCCAGTGCCTGCACTTTCCGTGTCGTTTTCATTGTGTTTCTTCTTTTAGTGCGTTCTGGTTCGTCCAGTCCAAACTCTAGTGTTACACACTGTATGACTGTCGATCGTATTTCACTTGCTATCATGTTAGAAAACATTACTGCTACTTATCCTGAGATGGTTAAGCAAGCCTTGAGCGAAAGTGATCATGATACTAAATTCTTCTATTGTCTTTTGGTTGAAGCAACGAAGGATTTTGATAGCACCCTTGGTTACCCTGGTGAGGGGCCGAGTGTTCCTGGGCGAGTTGTAATTAACGCCACTATGGAAGCTCATCGTAGGAGTTTTGAGCGTGCTATGACAATGTCGGAAACTGCTAGTTCTGTGTTGAGAGCAAATTCATTCTTGGCCCGGTTTTACCACCGGATGATGTTGTGGAAGAGAAAGTTCGCACTTTGGGCACTTGCCCCTGGTGTTGGACAATTTCTTCTTGGCTTGGTGTCAGGTATGGTGTTGGTGCGGTTTTTACTGCGTCGATATTTCCGTGATGCCTTGTCTCGTTTGGTTGTCGCAACGATGCGACCGGTTTCACTTCCAACGGACCATGTTAGAAACAATTTTAATGACCTTCCGTTTAGTGAGCCGGTTCTTGATCGTGGCCATACCCATCCCGAAGCTGCCGCTGATCGTAGCGGAGCCTCGAGCTTCATTGACCGCTTGGCTGCGGTCCTTGGGCGAACACCGTATTTTGTGCAGAGATCACGTTCTGATGAGCGAAATCGTCGTGAGGGCAGCAGGGCATTTTTCTGGGTCAAGGATTTGACCGTTGCTCCTACTGTCATGAACATTCCGAGAACACCATTGGTAGCTATGGTTGACGTAGATCAGTACGTCGACATGCCAACATTTTTGTGTGATAATGTTCATCCCACTGTGCTTTATACGTTTCAACCTAATCAAGTGAGTAGGGTTGCTAAGAACTATAGTTACACGTTTCGACAAGATGATAGTGTCGATTATCGTGTTACCGGTGGAGGTAGTTTTTCCCACCTGGTTTGGAACTATAGTGTCGATCATGTTACTGCTGTGAAGAAGATTTTTGGTATTCCATATCAGACAGCCGCATACTTGGTTGACCGCCGGACCACTGGCCCAGATCATGAGGTTATTTTGTTTACTCCTATTGGATCTTGGGGACTGTTTGGATCTTGGTTCGTTAGTGACCTATTTTCGCGCTCCTTGGAGAGATTGAGGGTGGCGACTAAGAATGGATTTTTAAGGCTAGAGGCCTCCTCCGTAGATGGTGTCGTTATGTCTACCGGTAGAGTAAGTTCGTTCCTGTCTGCCACAATTCCCATCACTGCTGATGAAACTATTGCTGCTATTGCTCGTACTTCTAAATATGATTTGACGATGCCGCAAGTTACATCTTTCACTGAAGGTGACCGACAAGCTGGTGCTGCTTTGTTGGAATATCACCGTAGTGGCGTGGTTGAGAAAACCTCTGTTGTTTGCCCTCTTCCAATGTCTGTTAGACGCTATCAATTTGATCCATATTCTTATGATCCAGCGGCGAAGCCTAGTTTAGTGGCTTTTATGAGTCCGCTTATCAATGATGCGTTTGCTCCTGATCAGACTAGGACGAATGAAGAACAGTGCATTGTTGGGAGAGTCGAAAGCGTGCGGCCTAAGGTTCTCCCACTAACACCCTTTCTTGTACGAACGATGGGCGAATTCGCCCGTCTTTTGATTCCGGATAGTATGGTACATTCACTCGATCCCGTTGAAACTATTGAGGTCGTCGATAGACAAAGTCGACCTAGTCAACGCAGGATTCTAGCTAATGCTGAAACTATGTTACCAGAACGGATCATCAAAATGTTCATGAAGAAAGAAGCGTACCCCGATGTGAAGGACCCTCGTGCGATATCCCAAATTAATGGTGTTGATAAGCGTGAGTATTCCAAGTATATCTATGCCTTTGAAATTGTATTGAAATCTCAGGAATGGTATGCTTTTGGGAAGGTCCCACGAGATATATCCGCTCGAGTTGTTGAAGTGCTTAAGCATGCTAATGTAGCCTGCAACTCTGATTTTAGCCGTTTTGATGGCCACGGATCTAATCTTATGCGTGAACTTGAGAAAATTTGTCTCATGCGCGCATTTCGGGAGATACATCACCCCGAACTGTTGGAGCTTCATCGCTCACAGTTTTTACTTCAAGCTGTTGCTACTTTTGGAACCTGGTATGAGAGTATGTTCTCCAGGGCTTCTGGTTCTCCAGAAACGGCTTTGTTTAATAGCCTTACCAATGCGTTTGTAGCGTTTCTTGCGTTTCGTATGTCTAGAGTTGAGGGACTGTTTATAGAGGCTCCTCAGGCGTATAAGAAACTTGGAGTATATGGTGGAGATGATGGTCTCACTCCTGACATTGACCCTATAATTTATCGACGCGCTGCGTCTTCTATTGGTCAAGAGTTAGCAGTTGAACCTATTCGCCGTGGTGCACTGGGTATTAAGTTTTTGGCTAGAGTTTATTCCCCAGAGGTTTGGTTTGGGGATATTAACTCTTGTTGCGACCTTCCACGTCAGCTTTCAAAGCTGCACGTCACTGTGGCCCTAGGAAAAGAGGTCACTCCTGTAATGAAACTGCTTGAGAAAGTCCGCAGTTTCGTTTTGTCTGATGAGAATACGCCGATTATTGGTTCATTCTGTCGTGTCGTTATTGATATTCACCGCAGTGATATTGAAGCGGATGAGCGAACGACCCCTATGCGTTCTTGGTTGTCACATTATGATAAGAAAGATCAATTTCCTAATCAACCAGCGCAGTGGATGATAGATTATGCCCAGACGGCATTGCCAGACTTTGAGTTTAAACGTTATATGAAATGGCTTGATGGGATAGGGTCTTATGAGGACCTCCTCTCGCCACCACAATTTCAGGAAATGAAGGTCGCCAAATCGACTATCCCTGTTGTGGTGGACGACATGGTCATTCCACATGGTGTTAAGGTGGAAAAGAAGCCGGAACGTGTTAGACGCAGGAATGATGTGAAGGATAGCAAACAAGCTACCACCAGCCAGTCTCAAAAACCTGAGACTTTTGAGGAGATGAAATCCCGGAAAATTAAGGCTGGAACGTGGAAAGAGGTACGACCTGGAGTGGAAACTAAGACCGAAGTCAGAAACAACTCAGCTAGTGGGGGGTTTCACGACCCTGGGGTTGCTTCGGGGACGTTTTCACAAAAGGCCGGTACTAGACCGAATGGTCCTGATGGTGCTGACCGCTGGTTCGGTAGTCCAGATAGGATATCTGGGGCTAGCTGGAAACCAGGTGGTCACCAGGGACGAGGTGGTAAGCGCTAAGGCGCTTACCTTCCGCACAGTGAGACGGACAGGTTTGGATGTCCGTTTTCGAGTTTTACTCGTTAAATTACGTTTTCATCACTGTGCGATGCAAAATCAAAACTTGAAGAATAAAGGTGAGCGAAAATTGGGTCCGAGACGTTCTCGGCAGCCGAGGTTTGTTCAGCAGCGTGCTGCTCAAAGGAACCCGCTGCAACGTAGAGCTCTTGGAAACCCCTCCCCTTTTCCGAAGACTTGGGTAGCTAAAGTTAGTGCCCCAGTTGCTGAATCGAAAACCCGCGTAATGACCAGACCTAATATCATCACGCTGAGAAATGGTGACTGTCGAATTGTCCATCGTGAGTACATCGCTGATGTTACTGCTGCGGCTGGAACGCCCAGTAATTTCATTGCCACTCCATATGCTATTAATCCCGGTCAGGCTGCAACCTTTCCTTGGTTGAGTAGAATAGCTGCGAACTTTGAGTCTTATTCCTTTACTAAGTTGAATTTCGGTTATGAGACCGAGGCTGCGAGTTCGCTGGGGGGCACTTTGGTGCTTACTGTAGATTATGATGCTGCTGATGCCGCTCCTTCTACTAAGCAACAAGCGATGTCTTACCGCCGTTGGGTGCGGTCTGCTCCGTGGACTTCTTGTAAACATGTTTCCATGTCAGAGGATCTCCATAAACTTAAATCAAATTATGTTCGTCTTGGTGCGCAACCAGCGAACACTGATATCAAGACCTATGATATTGGGAACTTGTTTGTGGTATCGCAAGGCGTTGGTGTCGCCGCTGCCACGCTGGGTGAGTTGTACGTTGAATATGATATTACTCTTATGACCCCAGTTTTCGAGAACAATTCGTCTCTTGTCCCTGTTGGAGGAAAGCTTTTGGGCGTTGGCGCTATGTCCGCCGCCAATCCCCTCGGAACCGGTGTGACTCAATTGCAAATTAATTCTTACGGTTTCTCTGTGGATTCTTTGTCCAACATCTCATTCCCAAACCCAGGTAACTATTTAGTTATTGTTGCCATCAACGGAACGGTCATTACTGGTGATGCGATGACTTCAGACGCGAATAGCGTGTCTACTTTAATTGACCAACAGACTCTAGCTAGTCAACTCGCTCGTGTCTCCGTGTGGCAAATCCGTGTTTTACATCCTAGTGTTGTGGCTTATACCGCTACTGCTACAACCATTACTGCTTCGGATGTTTGGGTTGGTTCAGCACCCATTGCTTCTTTGGCTTAACTTTAGCCTCCCTAGTTCTTTGGACACTTTTCCAAACGCCTGTTTTGGTTTGATCTTCGTTTTCGAACGGGAGAGAACCATCATGATTGTTTGTAGTTTTTG